TAGAAAATCTAGAATCAAGAGGATATTCAGTATGCTATCGTATTTTGAACACATCACAATTGACTGGAATTCCACAGAATAGAGAAAGGATATACATAGTATGTATTAAATCAAAAGATGTATTTAATAAGTTCAGTATTGAATTTGAACAGAAAAAGAAAAAGAAAATAACTGAATTTTTGGAAGAGAATATTCAAAACAAATATTACTATACCAACAGTTCTAGTACTTGGGAACTACTATCGAATGCAGATATTAAAATAGGTACTGTATATCAATATCGACGTGTATATGTTCGAGAAAATAAGAGTAATGAATGCCCGACTCTAACTGCAAATATGGGTTCTGGTGGACATAACGTTCCTATAGTTAGAGATAATAAAGGAATTCGAAAGTTAACTCCAAGAGAATGTTTTAACTTTCAGGGGTTTCCATCAACTTATAATTTATCTGGATTATCAGATATGAATCTATATAAATTAGCTGGAAATGCAGTATCAGTTCCAATTGTTAGTTTAATAGCTAATCGATTAGTTCCTTTATTGATTAATAATTAAAATGGAGACCTCTTATCAAAAGTAAGAGGTAAATTAGAGTGTAAATGTTTTACATCAGATGGACCAATATCGTTTACTCCTTCTTCTGAATGGGATGAAATATACTTTCTTGACGCTAGATATATTGTTTATCGAGTTGAACTTAAATATGTGTCTGATGAATGGAAAAATATAAAGGTTAATAAGACACAAACATTTGACGACCAACGTAAGCAAGGAAGGAGACCGCGAATTAATTGGAATTCATTATATCTACAAATATCTCCCTATTGTAAAAAAATATTCGACGATGCTTTTGTTCTAATTTAAATTGTTATACAGTTTCAATTAGAAATAAGTAAAATTACAAATCAAACTGAATTGTAATTCAAAAATATGGTTCACTGTTCCACCCTAAAGTCTCAAACAACTCTTTTGTTATCTCATCGTGGAAACACTTCCTATCAGTTGTTTTTAATACTATAAAATCATCCTTATTACAAGGGAATTTATGTCTACGAAGAAGCTGATACAGAACGTGCTGTGAGTTAATAAAACTTTTCCTTTTGATATGCTTAATTGTGCTATATAACTCAGTTAGAACATTGAAATCATCTAGTAGTTGCTCTTCTAAATGACTTATATCAACTGACTTTACTCCTGTCATAACATAATGAATTAGATTTATGTTCTCATAATGACTTGAATAGTTAAGCTCTTTCAGAAATATGTGAATATGCTTTTTGGTTACCCTTGAAAATCGAATCTCTTTTGGAGTATTCTCATCACCTAATAGAAGATGATGTTGGAAAAACTCTCTTTCCAAATCTCTATATACATCAGGATGAACAGTATTATTCTGTTTGGCTTGATATTGATTAATACAATCTCTAAAGTGAACCTTTCGTATATAGATATACTTAGAAGCTATATTCACCCTGTCGATATCATTATAAGATGAATTATATTTGATGACAATTTGCTGATTAAAACAGACGTTACAAATGTAGATATTATTATCGATAATATCGAATAGATTACTATTTACATTTTCACAGTTCGAACATGATATTGAAAAAGATGTTTTTTCATCTTCCTTGTTTTCGACATTGCTTATATCGTAGTAGTTCCTAGCAACAGATAAGTATCGTGCTATTAGGTTTTTCTTTTCATCGTTACTCTTTTTAGGCTTGCCAATAAAGGTCAATTTTAGAGGTATCTTCAGAATCTCCTTGTAAGTTTCAATGATAGACAATGTTTCAAATAGATAGAAATTATAATCTCTTTTAATCTCTAAATTATGAATCTTATTGACAACTTGGTCTCTATTGGTCAATAAGATTTCTCTTAATCTTATATTTAAGTTGGGTGTTTCCAGTATCTTTAGTATGCCATTCAACCTGTCTTGGTATATAGGTATTTCATTGTAATCTCGCTCGAACTGTCTCCTTATATTGTCGTCTATGACCAGTATATCTATATCGTTAGAACACATATTTCTTTTTTTATCTTTTCATTTAAGCCCATTATTTTTTTTAAATAAATTTTTATTTAAAAATAATATCTTGTATATAATAAAATGTCCTTGACAACTTCAAACCTTACTTCTGGTTTTATCGACCTTGCTACCTTTGATGAAATTGAAAGATACCTTTACGGTACTCTCGAAGCTACAGCTTATTTCGTTCGCGAAACTAGAAAATCAACTTGGTTTACCCAAGTTCCAGTAGTACTTTCCAACTCTTCTGGAACTCCTCAATTCGGCCAAGATTGGTCTGTCAGCGTTTCACGTGCTGGTGATTATTTGCTTCATACTTGGTTGAGAGTTACCTTTCCTGCTGTTGGTAATTCAGCATATGCTCCTTCAGGATCATCATTGTTGGTTAGATGGTCTGCTAACTTGATGCACAATCTTATCAGAGAGTGTAACATTACCTTTAATGATTTGGTTGCCGCTCGTTTTGATAACTACCATCTTGACTTCTGGGCTGCGTTCACTGTTCCAGCCAACAAACAAGTAGGATATAACAATATGATTGGTAATGTGTCAACTCTTACTCTACCAACTAATCCAGGTGGAGCGCCTGCTCTCGGTGCTTCTGCAACTGGTCTTCCCGCAGCCACTTTGAATCTTCCTATTCCCCTCTTCTATACTCGTGATAGCGGTGTAGCTCTCCCAACCGCCGCTCTTCCTTACAATGAAATGAGAATTAACTTTTCTTTCCGTGACTGGACTGAACTTTTGATTCTTGAAAATCCCTCAGCTGGTGCTCTTGTTGATAAGAGAGTCCAGCCTTCAGTCAGCACCCACGTTGGTTCAGGCGCAGCTTTCCCCATTGCAACCGCACCAGTACTCTCAAATGTTGGTGTATGGGCTAACTATGCCATCGTCTCCAACGATGAAAGAAAGAGAATGGCCTGTGCTCCTCGTGATATCCTCATTGAACAAGTCCAAACCGCTCCTCGTCAAACATTCGCTCCTGTTACAAACAACCAGCCCAGTTACGATATTCGTTTCTCGCATGCCATCAAAGCTTTGTTCTTTGCAGCAAGAAACAGAACATTCGCTGGTGAATGGTCTATTTATGGTACTGCTTCTCCTCAATCATTGTCTGCTGGTGCTTGGTCAGTCAGACAAGACCAAGGTTATGACCCCATTGCTCAAACATCTCTCGTGTACGAGAATACTGCTCGTTTGTCACAGATGGGTTCTGATTACTTCTCACTTGTCAATCCTTGGTATCACGCTCCTTCTATTCCTGAGAAAACTGGTCTTCATTGCTACTCCTATTCTCTTGACTTCTACTGCCTTGACCCAATGGGTTCTACTAACTACGGTAAATTGACAAACGTCTCTATCCGTCCCGAAGCATCAGCCGCTGCTCAAGCTTCAGTAGCCGCTGCCTTGGCCCTAGGAACAACAGGTGACCTTCGTTTCAATCCTTTCCCTCAATCATACGACTTTATCGTAACTGTTATCAACAACAACATCATCAGAGTTTCTGGTGGTGCTCTTGGTTTCCCAGTACTTTAAACATTATCCTCTCCCTTATCATATGTTATATACGTTTTCGTATATAAAATATAAACTACAATTTCTCTTCTATTTCAACAGTAACTTACCCCCATAACTTACAATCATAACACATTGTAATATAATCGTAACGGTCCCATTCACATTCAATTCCACAATTAAAACATCTATCATACTCATCATCGACATATTCACGATAACAAGGCTTACAATAAGTCTTCGAGTATTCAATAAGACAATATTTTCCAGTATCAGAATAAACAGAATCTCTTCCCTTTTTCATTATAGTTCCATCCTTTATCTTCTCTCTAAATATCGTATCGTTATTTTTACAAGTCAAACATACATTGTTCATCTGGTCCATGCACTGAAAACATATTATCTTCTTATTGTGAATATAACGGTCAATATCGAGCTTACGATTACAACATTCACATAAATCAACATAATCTTCAACTGTTTCCTTTTTCTTCTTTTCACGCTTTTTCGTACCAAAATTTGGAAATGATAAAAACTCTGAAGAAGGAGTTGTATTTTCAGATTCAAAGTAATCATCAAGTCTCATATTATTCAACAATACTTTTGACCAAGACGAACAATCAGTTGAAATGCATATATCTCCACATGCATTATAATCGAAATTCAACTTGTCCGTAAACTTGGAAAATATATCATAATCATAATCATTATAATCATTCTTCGATTCCATTGGGTGTGACACTAATTATTGGTTATGATTGTTCGCAAATTCAATTTTGTAAATTTATCAGAAATAATTCACCTTGAACTCGAGCATAGAAATCATTTGAATTTAACAAACTTTAAACGATATACTTATAAGGCCCATCACCCTTTACTACAGTCTCTGATTTCAAAGGTTCAACATTAATTGGTACTCTTAGAGCATGAACCAACCAGAAGAATCTACCATTTCGACCATAAACCATAAACTTTCCATCTTCAACTTGACATGTATTATAATTAATTATTTTATTATTGTTATAAATTCCAGTAACTTGTACTGTAAATTGAGAGAACGACTTTGTATATTCAGGTAAAATAACTTCTACCGAATCATTATTTGTTATTTCTGATTGTCCTCTATAATACACTCCTGCTTCAGGTCCTTCCAAACACCCGTGAACTAAATACTTCTCTTTATCAAGAGGATGGTTAATAACAAATGTTTTTGAAGAATCAATATATACTTCTCCGCTTGATGAATTCCAACGTAATACTTTATCAGTACCACCAGATGCACCACTTCTAATTGGTTTTACAAAAAATGCACTTTGAGTGTTAGTTGTAAAAGGACTACCAAGTGCATTTAAAATAATTGAATTATCATGCTGATTTGCATATCCAGCTTGATAACCAATTGCGATTGAATTAATTCCTTGACCCGTATATCCAGCTTGATATCCTATAGCGACATTTTTAGTTTTTGAACCGGAAGCTCCTGCATAATAACCTATTGCCACAGACTCTGTGCCTAAACCAGAATATCCAGAACCATGACCAATAGCTACTGACTTTGTTTCAACTCCATAATAACCTGCTAAATTACCAATAGTTACTGTTTGTGTTTTCAAACCTGTACCATCCACACCAGCCTGATGACCTATACAAACATTACTTCCTGCATTATTTGATTTTCCTGCTTGATATCCTATCGCAACTGTATAGGTTGCATTATTTATATTTGCTTCTGCTCCAATAGATACACTATTAATTCCACCACCTGTATTTAACCCTATCGCAACAGAAGATGTTCCTACTGTACTAGCACCATATCCAATTGAAACTTGACCGGTTGAATCTGACGATATTATTCTTCTTGTTGTTATTGAAGTTCCTGCTGTTAAATTTGAAGTTATAATTGGTGATGTTGATATTTCTTCACCAGCAATTATATAATCGTTGTATACCGAAAATGACATTTATTAATAATATAATAAATAAATCTAATAATAAAATGTCATTTTCGGTATACAACGATAAGGTAACTTTATCTAATAGGTCTTCGACACTATTATTAAATACAACAACTGCAACAATATCAGATTCAATAACAACAAGAAGAATAATTATGGCAAAAACAGGACAAATTTCAATTGGAACTCTGACGACTCTTAATGAGGCAGAAAATTCTATATCAATTGGTTTGATGAGTCAAGGAGGAGGAGGTTTAAATAGTATATGTATTGGGAGAAATGTAAACTATAATAATGCACAAAATACAATTTGTATATCTTTCGGAGCAGGTCAAACAAATAACGGAGGAGATAATATTTGCATAGGGTATCAGACTGGTACAGATGGTAGTGGAGGAGGCGCGAAAAAATATTCAGTTTCGATTGGTGGCTCATATATTGGTTGTGGTGAAGGAACAGTTGCTATCGGACAAGATTGTTCTAAATATAGTCCAGCTAATAACTATTCAGTTTGTATTGGTAATAGTTCTGGTTTTACAGGTCAAGGAATTAATTCAATAGCAATTGGTTATCAAGCTGGATATACAAATCAAGGAATTAATTCAATTGCAATTGGGACTTACGCTGGAAATACAGTTCAGCATGTTAATTCAATTATTTTAAATGCTACTGGTAGTAATTTTACAACTAACATTCAAGGTGCATTTTTTGTAAAACCAATTAGATCTGTTGTCGGTGGTACAGATAATCTATTACTGTGGGGTGAAACAAGTGGAGAAATATTTCAAGATAATTCTGCGAAAACATTTATTATTAACCATCCTCTTGATAAAGAGAAGTATTTAGTTCACGGGTGTTTGGAAGGACCTGAAGCAGGAGTGTATTATAGAGGAGAATCAGAGATAACAAATAGCGAATCAGTTGAAGTTTCTCTTCCTAAGTATGTAAAATCATTTTCTGATTTTACAGTACAAATTTCACCCATATATAACGGCAATATCAACATCTATAACTCAAGTGAAGTTATAGAGGGTAAATTTAGAGTATACGGGAATAGTGGTAAGTTTTATTGGTTTGTCCATTGTTTAAGACAATCAGTTGATGTTGAACCATCAAAATCAGGAAAACAAGTAAACGGTGAAGGTCCCTACGTATATGTTAAATAAGAATCTCTTATTTCTTTTTTAGTAATTTATTAAAATCAGCTTTGAGTTCAACCATTCCAGTTCCGATATTTGCTCTTTTACCACAAATGATTGCCGATGATACACCTTCTGTTGGTTCAATAATACCAGCGGCGCCAGCGTTCAAGAAGTTATCTAGTGATTCTTCGAAGCTTGCTTTGCCCATAGGTCCACACTCGTCCTTCTTTAGTGTGTATCTAGTAATTGATGCAATTCCTCCTCCGTGAAGCATTCTGTCTACTAATAACTTTGTATGACAAGAATTGATTCCATCCATAATATTTGTAAACTCTTCAATTAGAAACTCCTTTACAGCTTCAATTCCGAGAACTTCATATATATCCCAAATATTATTGGACATCGTTCTTGTAAAATCTATATGGTCAAGAGAGAGTAATTTCTTGTATGCATTAAGTTTATTCGCATTCTTATTGGGTATGGCATTTGTCTCGATAAGCCACTCTTTGGTCTTATCATCTTGAGAATAAAAGATTTCCTCTATGCTTGAAATACCACATACATGAATTTCTGATACAGTTGTAACTACGCACTCTTCAAGATAAATTTCAACTGCGTTTTCTTTATTAATAAACATAATCCTATCTTCGGGTAAAGTAATGTCTGAAGTATCAACAAATATATGGATTTCACCTATTTGACAGGGAGAAAATACACAATGTAAGTCTGAAAATTCAGAGCTAATTACAGTTGCGATTTTCTCGATTGTAAGTTTATTTTCAAAAAGCTTACCCATATTTAGTTTGACAATTACACAGTTCTTGAAACGTGTAAATTCGTCGTTATAAAACACCTTGTAGACCTCGTACCAATCTTCTGGTTCTTTATTATATTCAACAGTGATTGATTTTGAAATGTCACTCAGGGTGAGACATGTAATGGTATGACCAACTACGTTCCGTAGGTTTTCTATTGAATCTCTTCCTTCATTAAAGTAAATTTTATGGTTCACCATCTTTGGATTTTTAGTTGCGTTGATTAGCTCTTGGAATCGGGGTACACCTGTAGTCATTGTCTTGTTTGAAATACCAGCAGAATGAAAAGTATTAAGACAAGTTTGAGTTTGTTTTTCGCCGATACTTTGCGCACATATGATACCTACACTTTCTCCTGCTTGAACTAGAGTATTGAAGTAGTTCCTTTCGATTTCTCCTTTTAGTTGGGGGATGATTTCAGTATAGACTTCTTGTCCTCTGAGTTGTTTTCTGAAACGTTCCTTATTGTTCTCGACGATAGACATCGCACTATCGAGGGGAATACCAACCTGTGGTTTAATAAAGTCAATAATAAATTCAATTTCTTCATTAGTTATGATATGAGTCATTTGGAATAGGCTGATTTTATGGTTTAAATTGTATTTTTTTCATTTTTATAATTTTTGATAGATACGGTAAAATTATGACTAATTTAAATTGAATTTATAAATTAATTTTTCCATAGATAAAGAATATGGAAAACAATAATAATATTAGAATCAATATCCGTGAACCATCTCATTTATATGGAGGCATCTGTGGTTGTAATAATTGTCTCAGAGATTTCAACAGACAAAATATGGAAGTTCAGATTCAGGTCATCTACAATGATGCTTTGAGAAACATTAGGATGAATGAACTGCTTAACAGCTTTAATTTCTTGGATAATTTTATGAACTACTTTCCAGATAATTCACAAGAAGATTTCATTAATTCTCTCTTTCAGCAAGCTTCCGCTAGTGAAGAACTTGAAAGAAATGATAAAATTAAGCTTGATGTTCAATCTCAACTTTTTTCAGAGTCAGAAAAGACATTCTCTAGTTGTTCAATTTGTTCTGATGATTATAAAGATGATGATACGGTATCAACTTTAAATTGTAAACATATCTTTCATAAAAATTGTATTGAAGAATGGGGGCATTATAATCCAGTTTGTCCAGTATGTAAAGCAAGTATTAAGACACAAACCAATTAAATTTTAAGTTGAATATAACTTAAAATTTTACTACACGTATTCATCCTTATTTTCGGTTATTGTATTTTTAACTTGAGTATCAATCACAATAGTTTTAATAATAGAATCACCTTCCGATTCACTATTTATCATTTCTAATATTTTATTGTCATCATTTCCTTTTGAATTTGGAGTTAAATTACTTATTCTATTCTTGATTCCAGAAAGTAAGTTATTGATTGGTGATGAACTCCTTATTTCCTTTTTGATTGTATTTCTCTTTATTATCATATCTTCTATTGGGACAAGCTTGTCTACTATGCTTCTATTAACAAGAACTGAATTTTCTACCAATTTACAATACATATTATATTTCTCTTCTAAGTATATTCTCCCTTTATCGACTCTATTAGTTCTATTTAACATTAATACCTTGAATATGTCAATAGATAATAGATAGAAATCTTTACTTATTTTCAATTCGCTTTCCATTGTATTTTGAATTGCTAGGAAGAGTTCAATCGAGTTTATAATGCCTATAATCAATCCTATTAAACACGTTATTACGCTTATTATTCCCTGTTCAAGATAAGGTTGCAAGCCAACTGAAAATACGGAAGTTATTCCAGATAGGATTATGGTTGGAAGTTTAAAGAACTTAAGACGACCTTTT